TGCTTCCGTATGATGAAGTATCTGAAGAGTTCAACGATGGCAGCGATGATCGCCCTAATTTTTGGGAAGAAGTTCAAAATTGGTTCTCAAAAGAATATGATTGCTTCAAAGAAAGTTTTTAAATTAAATGAAATACGATATGATAGAGTATAAATATAATGAAGGTGAAATCCTTCGCCAACTGCAAGATTATATTGATGGTACTTATGGTGAGCATTATTCCACAAACAAATATCAAGCAACTGAATTCATTATTGACGGTGGTCATGGTGAAGGATTCTGCTTGGGTAATGTGATGAAGTATGCTCAACGATATGGTAAGAAAGATGGATATAATCGCAAAGACCTTATGAAGATTATTCACTATGCAATCATTGCAATGTATAATCATGATCTACAACATGGAGAAAATAAATGAGTGAAGTCAGTATTGACATTAGTGAATTGAGAAAGCGAAAGATTTTTATTGCCACGCCCATGTATGGTGGCGCCTGTGGTGGTCAATATACACGAGCAATGATTGAGTTGCAGAAAATTTGTTCTGAATATGAAATTCAAACAGAATTCTTTTTCCTATTCAATGAGTCTCTGATTACTCGTGCCCGAAACTATTGTGCTGATGAGTTTATGCGGAGTGACTACACACACTTGATGTTTATTGATTCCGATATTGGTTTCAATCCACATGATGTTCTTGCTCTTGCAGCATTAGCTGATCCAGAGTCAGATAAAGATATTGTTTGTGGTCCATACCCTAAGAAGGTTATCTCGTGGGAAAAAATCAAACGAGCAGTTGACAAAGGTTTTGCTGACGAGAATCCTCAGAAACTTGCCAACTTTGTTGGTGACTATGTTTTCAACCCAGCAGATGGTCGACCAGAGATTCCATTAAATGAGCCAGTTGAAGTTCTTGAAGGTGGTACTGGATTCATGATGATTCAGCGCAAAGCATTTGAGAATTATGCAAAGGCATATCCAGAGTTTTCTTACAAGCCAGATCATGTTCGTTCTGATAACTTTGATGGCACTCGTGAAATCATGGCATACTTTGATTGTGTAATCTGCCCCGACTCTAAGCGTTATCTGTCAGAAGATTATATGTTCTGTCAGTGGGCACGTAAGGCTGATATCAAAGTGTGGATGGCACCTTGGATGCGACTTAATCATACTGGCTCATATCAGTTTGGTGGTAGTCTTGTTGACATTGCTCAGATTGGTGCATCTGCTACTGCTGATCCAAATGAAAAACTCAAGTAAATCCCTTTACTTTTGGCGTGATTTGAACTATACTTAATTATTGATTATAACATGGAGTTAAATTATGAATATTTCTGACAATACACTATCCGTTCTCAAGAACTTCTCTGGTATCAACCAGAACCTTGCTGTTAAATCTGGCAACAAGATCCGCACTATTTCTCCTCAGAAGACAGTAATGGCTGTTGCTCAAGTTGAAGATAAGTTTGATTCGGCGTTTGCTATCTATGACCTCAATCAGTTTCTGAGTGCAATCAGCCTGTTCGAAAAGCCTAACTTTGTCTTTGAAGATAGCAATGTAGTTGTTGCGAATGGTAAATCATCGATTCGGTATTTTTATGCTGATGAGTCAATGGTGATGTCTGCACCTGATCGTGACATTGAACTACCTGATACTCTTGTTGAATTTAAGTTGACCACTGATGTTTTCAAGTCCACAATGCAAGCAGCAAGTGTTCTTCAAGCACCAAACTGGTCAGTTGTTGGTAATGGCTCAATCATCGAAATTGTTGTTGGTGATGTAAAGAACTCAACATCAAACAATTATCGTGTTACCGTTGGTGCAACATCTGAAGAGTTTGAAGTAGTATTCAAAGTCGATAACCTCAAGATGATGCAACGTGATTATAATGTTGCTGTTTCATCAAAAGGCATCAGTCACTTCACAACAGAGAAAGGCGATCTTCAATATTTCGTAGCTACCGAAACAAAGTAACGTTCGTATTACTTTATACTGAATTAACGTAACGTGATGATTACTTTGTGGAGATTATATTATGCTTTGGGTGGAAACTTATCGACCTTCTAAAATCGAAGACTGCATTCTTCCAGCAGACCTCAAGAAAACGTTTGCTGAGTTTGTCAAGAAAAACTATGTACCAAATCTACTATTGACTGGTGGACCTGGCGTTGGCAAAACCACTGTTGCGAGAGCAATGCTGGAAGAATGTGGCTTCGATTATATTGTTATCAATGGTTCGATGAACGGTAACATCGATACACTACGAAATGAGATTCAAAACTTTGCTTCAACTGTGTCCCTCACAGGCGCACGAAAGTACGTCATCCTAGACGAAGCAGACTATCTCAACCCACAGTCAACTCAACCTGCTCTTCGCAACTTTATGGAAGAGTTCAGTAAGAACTGTGGTTTCATTATGACGTGTAACTTCAAGAACCGAATCATTGAGCCTCTTCATTCTCGGTGTTCTGTGATTGAGTTTAAGATTGATGGTAAAGATAAACCTGAGATTGCTTCGCAGTTTATGAAGCGTGTTGAGAATATTCTTGCTACTGAAAATATTGAGTTTGACAAAAAAGTCGTTGCTGAACTGATCATGAAACACTTTCCAGATTGGCGTCGAGTTCTCAATGAACTCCAGCGATACTCTGCTTCTGGTGTTATTGATACTGGCATTCTCGTCAATATGTCAGAAGATAATTACAAGAAACTTGTTGGCTTTCTTAAAGCTCGTAACTGGAAAGAAATGCGTAAGTGGGTTGGTACAAATTCTGATGTTGAACCAACTGTATTATATCGGAAGCTATATGATACAGCGTCAGAGTTTATTGTTGATCGGTCTGTACCACAACTCGTGTTGCATATTGCAAACTACTCTTATAAGTCAGCATTCGTCGCTGACCAAGAAGTCAATCTTGTAGCCTGTCTTACAGAGATTATGTCAGACTGTGAGTTTGATTAATGTCCAATCCATATGATTATATCAACGCAATCAATGCAGGTAAAGACCTCACTAAAGGTGAGTTTGATGAGAAGGGTTACGTTCCATTCATGACCAATCGTCAGTTTTCATACTTTCAAGATACCGTTCTTGCCGCAAATGAAATGAATGCTCATCACCATGCGAGTAAGAAGTCTCAGTTTTCTTTTTTTATAAATATTGTTAGACCACAAAAACGTTTTGCTAAATGGTCTAAGACTGAACATCACGATGACCTGGAATGTATAGCCCAGTATTTTGACTATAGTTATGAAAAAGCGAAAGTCGTCATGGATATTTTGTCTGCCGAAGATATAAACAATATTAAGAAGAAACTTGAAAAAGGTGGATTGAAAAAATGAGTTTTGATATTAATAGTCTTGTGGAAGTGCGACTACGCAATCCCGATGACTTTCTCAAAGTCCGAGAGACCCTCACACGAATTGGTGTAGCATCTAAAAAAGAAAAGACGCTGTATCAGTCTTGTCATATTCTTCATAAGCAGGGTCGATACTACATTGTCCATTTCAAAGAGTTATTCGCTCTTGATGGCAAACCCTCCAATTTCTCTGAGTCTGACATGGCTCGTCGCAATACAATCACAAACCTACTCAAAGAGTGGGACCTAATTGAAGTTGTGATTGAATCGCAGACAGAGAATCCAATCTCTCCAATTAGTCAAATTAAAGTGCTTCCGTTCAAGGAAAAAGACGAGTGGGAACTCGTAGCCAAATATAATATTGGCAAGAAAAAAGACTAACATTCTCTAAGTCATTGATATCAAACAAATCTTTTTTTTAAATAATGTATTTTATGGGTTGACATTATTTCATTTTAATTATATAATGTATATATGATGAGAAATGAAAGAGAGATTGATATGACCAATACAGAAATACTTTTTCTTGACGAAGTTTACACGGAAGCTGAAGAGCGTGAAGACCTTATCATCTATATCTACGAGGGTCACAAAACCGCTTTCGGTGTCAAAGGTCGCCACTACGACTTCGATAGCATGAGCATCGAAGACCTTCGTAAGACGGCTGACTACATCGAGCGGTCAATCGAGGAATCGATTGCTGCCGAGCAGGCTGCTGAGGCTCAGGCTCTCGAAGAGTTCAAAGCTCAGATCACTAAGGTGATCGAGGCTGGTGCCGGCAACCGTATCAATGCTCTTCGGTGGATGACGTCCTCAGAGACGTTCTACGACAGTCAATCTGTTGAGCACTGGGTTTGGAAACAGGGCATCCTGTTCACCGACGAGGGTCGTGAACTTGTCAAAGAGTTGATGGACATCGTTCAGTTTAAATCTGAGGAGGTAGCGTAATGTCAAACTTTAAACCTTATGCTGATGAGACAATTGTTTGGGTATCCAACCATCAAAATGGTTTGATGCGAGGAACAGTCAAAGAATCATTCTTCAATCAGGTAACTGGTGAATTTAATTGCTATGAAATTGTTCTCTGGGAAACTGGTGAAGTATGGCTTGGTGCAGACGAGTATACATTCACAGATTATAAAGAAGCAAAAGATGACTACGACCTTAACATGTATTATTACAAAACGAAGTCATTTGTTGATGAGTACGAGGAGTTTGAGATTGTCTGAAAAAACACTTGACTTATTTCTCAGTATAGATTATACTGTATATAATGATTGATTGATGAGGAGTTTTTGTTATGGATTATACTTACACCACGATGATTGATGTGATTAAGCGTATCGCCGAAGATGATAGCCCTCGTCACATTCGTCGTCAACTTGCTCGTCTGACCTCTGATGAGAAGCGCAAAGTCCGTGATTTGATGGACTATGTTGAACTTGAATTAAGAGAGGTTTAAAGTTTATTCCGTGATAGTTCAGTTGATAGAACAATGGACTGTTAATCCATATGTCCCTGGTTCGAGTCCAGGTCACGGAGCCATTGCCCCCGTAGTTAAATGATATAACACTTGATTTGTAATCATGGATTGCGGGTTTGATTCCTGCCGGGGGCACCATTTTCGGGGAGGGGTGCCCGAGTGGCTAAAGGGGACGGGCTGTAAACCCGTTGGCTATGCCTACGTTGGTTCGAATCCAACCCCCTCCACCAATCAAAAAACTATTGACTTATTTAATTGGATAGAGTATATTAATAATAACACGAGCGAGTATAAACGCTGTTAAGCCTGCAACGTGTATAAATTTAAGACGCAGGTGGGAATGACGGAAGCCTTCATTAGAAAGATCGTCGTTGTTTTAAAAACTGAAAGAAAGTGAATATAATATGACTAAGACAGAAAAAGTACTTGCTGCTCTAAAGAACGGCGAAAAACTAACAGCAAAACAGATTGAATCTCGCTTTGGTGTAGGTAATGCTCGTGCTACTGTTTCTGCACTTCGTATGCAGGGGTTTGCTATCTATTCTAACCCAACAACAAATAGCAAGGGTGAGACAAAGAACTTCTATCGTCTCGGTACTCCATCCCGTGCAGTTATTGCTGCTGGCTACCGTGCTCTAGCGGCAGCATAAGGTAATGCGAGGGGTAGTTTTTTCTCCTTTTCCTACCCCTCGCTAACTTTATATCATGAACATTATTCTTTTTGACGTAGATGGAACATTGACACCAAGCCGTGGCACAATGAATCCAAAATTCAAACAATACTTTTTAAATTTTCAAAAGAAATTCAAAGTGTGTTTTGTTACGGGTAGTGACAGTGCAAAGACCATTGAGCAAGTTGGTTCCGATGTATTTGCTGCTGCACAATACTCGTTTAATTGTTCTGGTAATGAAATTTACAAGAATGGAAAACTTCAATCCACTACAGGTTGGACTGCTCCAGATACGTTAATTGATTATCTTGAGATTTGTTTGGAACATACACATTATACAGAAAAGTGTGGTAATCATATTGAGCGCAGACCTGGTATGGTAAACTTCTCAGTTGTTGGTCGAGATGCGACTCAAGAACAACGAGACTTATATTATGAATGGGATAAGAAGCACAACGAACGGTCACAGATTGCTACGGCAATCAACTGGCGTTGGGCTAACGAACTCCAAGCAGATGTTGGTGGAGAAATTAGTATCGATATCTTTCCAAAAGGCAAAGACAAAGCACAGATATTAGATAATTTTAAAAACAAAGACAAGATCACTTTCTTTGCTGATAAGACTGAAGAGGGTGGTAACGATTACACTCTTGCAAAAAGAATTAT